AATATTATTGTTCCGCTTTCTAACTCGGACAACTTCTCAGAGGTCAGGTATATTTCAGGTAGCCGCGCAACTGGTGATCGGAAATCAGTTACAGCAATGTCTGGTGCATATTTCTTGCTTACTGGTAGTGATTATGGATTTAATAAATTTACCACTGTTTTTCACGGTGGGTTCGATGGTCTTGACATTACCGAAGCCGATCCGTTTAGAAACACTAGGTTGGATGATGCTGGCCCGACAGAAACTGGAAACTATGCGTTCTATTCAGTCAAAAGAGCTATTGACACAGTAAGAGACCCAGAGCGTGTAACGGCTAATCTGATGGCCTTACCTGGTATCACTAATCAAACTCTTACTGAACACCTGATTAGTACATGCGAGGAGAGAGCTGATGCTCTAGCAATTATCGACCTAGAACACGATTATATTCCTGCGCATGACACAAGTGCTGCCGAAAACGCAGCAACCCGCAGGCCAAATGTTGATAACGCTGTTAGTGTGCTTAAGAATAGAAAAATTAATTCAAGCTATGGCGCATGCTACTACCCGTCTGTACAGGTTAGAGATACCCTTTCTAACAAAATTTTGGCAATGCCACCTTCGGTTGTAGCTCTTGGTGCTATGTCTTACAGCGAAGCTGTTCGTGAGCTTTGGTTTGCTCCTGCTGGCTTTACAAGAGGTGGTTTAAGCGCTGGTACTGCTGGACTTACGGTTCTAGGAGTTAAGCACCATCTTACTTCTGAGGAAAGAGACAAGCTCTATGATGTTAATGTCAACCCGGTTGCCTCTTTCCCAGCAGAGGGAGTTGTAATCTTTGGACAGAAGACGCTACAAGCAACGCCATCCGCTTTGGATAGAATTAATGTACGCCGCCTTCTTATTCACATTAAGAGAGAAGTTTCTAGAATCGCAGCGACAACACTGTTTGAGCAAAATGTATTAGCAACTTGGGATGGATTTTCTTCAAAAGTTACTAGTTTTTTGAACGACGTTAAAGCTCGCGTAGGTCTTACGGATTTCAAAGTTGTACTTGACGAGACTACGACAACACCAGATTTGGTTGATCGTAACATCATGTACGCCAAGATTTTCTTGAAGCCAGCACAAGCTATTGAGTTTATCGCACTAGACTTTATTATCACGGATTCAGGAGCTTCATTTGCTGATTAATAAATTGAAATTCATTTTGTTGCACTAATTAATATTGAGGAGAAAGTAAAATAATGGCATTTTGGAATGACAAATCTTTAGAACCAAAACGGAAGCATCGATGGTTGATGACTATATCCGATATTCCTGCCTTTGTAATCAAGACGACTAGTAAACCCAGCTTTTCAATTAATGAAACTGAGCACAACTATTTTGGGCATAGATTTTATTATCCCGGGATGGTTACTTGGAATGAAATTACGCTTACGTTAGTAGACCCAATTGATCCGGATGTATCAAGGAAAGTTTTAAATATTTTGAGAAGATCAGGATATGTTGAACCATCAGAACACGATTCAAACATGCTTCATACTATTTCTAAAGAAGAGTCAGTTGCTGCCCTAGGCTCAATCGTTAAAATTAAGCAAGTGGAACATACTGGCACAGGAACCGACGTTCTTGGAACGAACGTTGTTGTCGAAGAGTGGGAATTGTATAGCCCATGGATTAAAGAAGCGAAATTTGGTGATTTAGACTATAGTGACGACGGTTTAGTTGAAATTGAGTTAACAATCCGTTACGATTGGGCTATAATAAGATAAGTTTACGAGGTGAAATATGTCCAGAAACAACGAGGAGCGCTTTGGTGCACCCGAAGCCTCACTGCCTCCTCCTGTTATGCAACCAGAGACTGCTATAAATGAGCAGGCTTTTTCTTTTGTAGTTCCCACAGAATTTGTTGAACTACCATCAAGGGGGCGGTTCTACCCAGAAGAACACCCCTTACATAATCAAGAATCAATAGAAATTCGTTATATGACGGCGAAGGATGAAGATACTTTAACTTCTAGTGCTCTTTTGAAGAAGGGGATTGCATTAGATAGGCTATTACAAAATGTTATTGTAGATAAGAGAGTTAAAGTGGATGATTTGCTTATTGGAGATAAAAATGCAATTTTAGTTGCATCGAGAATTTCTGGCTATGGAAGATCTTATGATGTAAAGATGACCTGTTCATCGTGTTTTGCTTCTTCGGAGTATCAATTTGATCTAGCTGAATTAAACATGAGTTATAATGATAACGTAGAAGAACATGGAGTGATGCTTTTATCAGATAATACTTTTTTGCTTACGTTGCCTAAAACAAATGTTGAAGTAACTTTACGCTTAATAACTGGTGCTGATGAAAAAGCTTTAACAAGGCTAGCTCAAAACCGGAAAAAGAATAATTTACCTGAATCTACTTTGACAGACCAATTTAGAAAAATTATTGTGGCTGTTAATGGTAGCACTAATCAATCTCACATTGGTGAATTAGTTGAGAATATGCCAGCTGCAGATTCAAGATATTTGAGAAATATTTATACTAAAATTACTCCAAATGTTGATTTAAGTCAAGAATTTGAATGTTCTGCATGTGATACCGCAGAGGAGGTGATCATTCCGTTTACAACGGAGTTTTTTTGGCCTAAATGATGAATATCAAGAACATGTTTATGAACAGTTCTTTTTCTTAAAATATCACGGTGGATGGAGCTTTACAGAAGCTTACAGTTTGCCTGTGAAGGTGAGACAGTGGTTTGTTGAACGTCTTGTTGAACAACTTAAAAAAGAACATGATGAAATAGAAAAAGGAAGAAGTCGAAAATGAAAGAAACGCACTAATTATATTGATTAGCTGTGGGACTTTATTATGCAAAATATTAACGAAGATCAGATTTCAATACCCGTCATTGACCTTGGCGCAGCAAGAAAAGGACAAGTTAATGAAAGTTACCTGGTAGCTTTAGGTGGCATGATTAAATATGTCTTGAGAAGAATGTTTGCTCCTGGCAGCGGCCCAAAGTTTTTTAAAGTGAGAGGGACCAATTCAGAGATTAATTCACTTTTAAAAGCAATTGGAGCAGAAAAAAAATATCTTGATTCATTTATGAAGTTTGGTTTGGATGATCCCAAAACATATAAAAATAGCAGAAAATTAGCTGGGGCAACCAAGGGCTTTGAAAAAATAACTGGTCTTAAATGGCCACTTAAATGAGAGTGATTTCAAATGGCTGACTTTGGAGAACAGACAAAAAATATCGCTAAGATAAGCAAAGCCTTAGCGGAGCAGAAAAAAAGCTTAGGCGACATTGGTACTCTAAATGAAAAAATTAATGTAAACCTGTCCGCGCAAACAAAGGCCTATGAAGGAGTGGCTGATTTTTTGGCCATCGAGAAGGAGCACCGCCAAAAGGCGCTGGACGCTGCGGAACGAACACTCGCACAGGCCCAAGCCCGTGGCATCCTTGCTGGTGATGAACTTAAACTTGCACGAGAGACTTTAAAAATAAAACAAGATCTGCTGGAAGTTGGAGTTGATGAAGAAGAACAGTGGAGGAAAAAAGCCAAAGCGGCGGCTGTGTATAGAAAAGAATTAAATAAGCAGCAGAAAGCTTACGAAGAGGCACAAAGTTCATTGGCCACTATTGCTTCTCGTATGGGCGCCCTTGTTGGAATTGGTGAAAGATTTAGTGGCACTTTTGTTGGGGGCATAATTACGGCAGGAGTAAATCTTGTGGAAATGGCCGCATCAGCAGAGAAAAGTATAACAGATATTACTAAAAGCCTTGCAACAAATTTTGCTGATTTGGCAACAGGATTTTTCCTTGCGATATCGGAAGAAGTTATGTTTATGCAAGATACTCTTATAGCTGGCTTTAAAAAAAGCACTGGGGCTACTAAAGAGTTTGGAGATTCCGTTTATTCCGCTAGTGAGGGTTTACGCGAGCAGGCATTAAGTATGGAGGCTGCAGGCATAGCAGGGGCAGCTTTATTCAACACAGTGACCGCTTACAAAGACGCCAGTGGCGCTGCTAGAACAGAAACTGCTATTTTTGTGGGAACATTAGAGCAGCTTGGAATAAATGTTGATGCAGCAGCTGAGCTTATGCAGACTTTAACACAAGGCCTGGGCATGTCACTTAAACAAGCTATGGCTACAGAAAAGGGGGTTATTAAGCTTGGGCGAAGCATGGATATGAATTTGAATGAAGTAATTACTGATTTTAATGAGTTGGCTCCTGACTTATTGGCTCATGGCGAAAATATGGGAAAAGTTTTTGAAGGCTTGATGAGGCAATCTAGAAAAACAGGCATTGAAATGCAAGGTTTAATGAGCGTTGCCGCTCAATATGATACATTCGAAGGTGCAGCAATCGCTGTTGGAAAATTAAATGGACTACTTGGCGGCCCATATCTTAATAGCATTGAAATGCTTTATGCAACGGAAGATGAGCGTCTTCAATTATTGAGAGAAAGCTTAATTCTGTCTGGAAGACAATTTGATGATTTAGGTCGTTTTGAAAAGAAAGCGGTTGCTACAGCAGCTGGGTTTAATGATGTTGGAGAAGCAGCTCAATTTTTCAATGGCCAACTTGATAGTCCTGCTGCGCGCTCCGGCGCAAAAAGACAAGAAGATTTAGCAAAAATTGCTAGAGATATGCAACCAGTAATGGAAAAACTTCAATTGGCCGTGGGAAGATTGGCCGTTTCGTTCAAGCCACTTATTGTGTGGGTAACTGAATTGATTGAAAAGTTTGCTCAAGTAGATCTAGCTTCAGCGAAAACTTTTGGAAAGTGGGCCATCGCGACAGTGGTCATCGGCAAACTTGTAGGCTCGCTGGTCGCCGCAGCCAAAGCTCTTGCAGCACTTAAGTTTGTGATGGCCGGCACCGCCATCGCCACCGCCGGCCCTATCGCAGCGATGGCCGCCGGCATCGCCGGCCTTGGCTTTACGCTGTATCACTTAAAAGGCGCGTGGGACGATATGTTCGGAACAATGTCAAAGCCCATCCCCGCACCCGTCCGCGCTATTGCGGCCACAGCCCCGGCCGGAAGAGGAGCCGCAGCAGCTACTCCCTTCGCCAAGACTGCCCTGGCAACTCGTACTCACCATTCTCCTAGAAGCCCGGCCCCTTCCGTCGATGATATGACAAATGCATTTAAAAGCGCTTTGGCCTCCTCCTCCCCAGCCGGCCCATCCACTAGCACCACGGTTGCTCCTGTCATTCTTAACGGAAGAGAAATTGGAGAACTGGCCGTGAAAACCGTGACACGACATAACAACGCTCTTTTTCGTGATACCGCGGGCACGGCGGCATAAAACAATAAAACAATGAGCTTATGCGTTTTGCTCCGGGCATCTAATTAGTTATAGACCTTTTGAAAAAAAGGGGAAAGTAATGGCTCGAAGATCAGATAATTCTACAGACCACCTTAGCAAAAAATATGGTTTGTTTATAGATATTTATAGTATCACTGCGCGCAGGAATGTTTCTTTTAAAGCTTTCTTAACTTCATTTCGAGATAACTTTGATACGCAATTAGAAGCTTATACATTTATTGGGCATCCCCAACCATATAGAAAACATAAGACAACAGAAAGATCAGTAGAAATAGGATTAGATATACCAGCTTATGGAACGTATGAAGCAGGCGATAATCTTGGAAAAATTGCTTTACTTGCGCAAATGTTGCATCCTTTAGGGACTGTAACCACAGACGGCCGCAAGATTGTAGTTCCAGGTGGGGATCCCATGTTTAAGGTGAGATTTTTAAATTTGCTTGTTGATGGTAACCAATCTGGGAAGATCCCTTCTGCCGGTGTAGCAAAGGAGACTGGTGTCCGAGGTTA